CAATTGCTTGACCTAATCTACTGTCAGCTGGAATACGATACTCTACAAAATTGGGTTTGAATTCGTAGGCTCCAGAAATTTCAGGCGGTGTGCTGGTGTAAAGCAGATCGCCTTGAATATAACCTTTAAAATTTTCAGGTGTAGCGGCTTCTAGTAAAGGCCATAATTTGGTATAGATACCAATTAACTCGCCACGCTCGCCACCTCGTTGTTGCATGATACCCGCTAGCTGTTGCATGCTGGTAGCACGTCCTTGATATCCTTTTGCGCCAAAGCCAGACTTGTCAGTTAAGACAAATTGACCACGGTCATCACGTCCCCAGATAATAGCAGGCTTACCATCCCATTTAACTGTGGTATGTTTGCGAGTATCTTCGGCAGCATGATTCATTATGCTCATGGCTTCTTCAACGCCACGAGTGCCTCGATCAAACACTAGATCTTCTATATGCGGAATACGTGCTTCGGCTTCCATTAAGGTGGTTTCAATCAATGGTTGCATACCCTGATTAACAATACGATCACGTAATTTTGCCAAAAAATTTACTTCGTTATATTCAATATACGGGTCCGCGCTTTCCATCGCATCTTCCATGAATGGCAACCCTTCGCGTTCCATGTGTTGTTTAAAATCTGCCAATTTGGATTCGCGTTCTGGATCTGTACTTAAGGCTTGTAATATTGATTCTACACTGGCCAAGTCCTGACGAGTAGCTGTCCTGTTCAGTAAAATTTTTGCCACTTGGTCTGGATCATCGGTAATCAATGTGTTGGTTTCACGATCAGCAATGCCGGCATTTTGATTCAGCTTATAGCCCATACTTTTGGCAATGGAATTCATTAATACATTGCGCTCGCGTCCTTTGTATTTGCTATCCACTGGCATGGCACCCAGCACAAACTTTGACCAAGGCACATTTTTTAAAAACATAAAGTCTGTTTGCACATATCCAAGATTAGGATTTCCATTAATAGGAGTTTTAAAATGCACAGCTGATCCAGATTTTTTAACCCAGTCAGCAGGTTTTTGTCCTTGACTAATTGCCCACTGTGTTAAGCGTTGTTCTAATTGTTCTTTACTGATTTGATTGGCATCTACAGCAACATCTAAATCACCCGAGGTATCTTTAATTCCGGTTGATCCCAAAGTATTATTTTGCAAATCAAGTCCGGGCAACATTTCTTCAAGCCATGCCAATGTGGACCTAACATCTGTTTGGTTAATACGCTGTGTTAAGGCTTGGCCGTCGCCATTTTTGAATACGTTGCCACCTTCTAATATTTTCATTATTTGGGTAATGCCTTAAGAAGAGAAGAAGGCATGGGCTTGCCAGTCTTGCTGTCATAATATCCGTTGCCTTTGTTGATAAAAGTCTGAGTACCAATAGTTATTGGTTGATATTCTTGTGTAGCAACTGGTTCTTTTTTAGGCACTGGTGAATCTTTTTTTACAGGTGCCGATGTAGTGGGCCGTGAATTATAGGGAGTCAATACCGATCTGTAATTAGGATTTTTAGATAGAAAATAATCGGCAATCCCGTGTGCATAATCTTTCCAGTTTTTTTGTTGCTCAGATAAAGTTATTTCATGAATTTGCATCGGTTTTTCTCACAGTACGAGTAAATTTACCCGGATCCTTGAGTCGGATCGCATTAATTAACTTGCGAGTTAGATTTTCAGCTTGTTCGGGTGTGTAGGTTTTTTCAATTTGCTCAAGCAATCGTATGGCACTAGTAATAATGTTAGAGGCCCGATTTTCAATGACATGGCGATTATCGCGCTCGGCGTATAAACTGTCCAGTTCTTCTAAAACACTACGAGTTTTCTTTTGCATTTTGGCTTATAACCTTTTTATTATTTATTGGTTTTTTACCATTTAAAATCCAAAATAATTTAATATTTCTGGCATAGCTACTTGCAAATCTGTAGGATATTTGTTAATTTCGTGATTTATCCAGTTGCCCAACTGATTTTCTAGCAATAGTTTGCGATTGTTTAACAATCTTTCCTTATTAACTAATCGCAATTCGGCAGATTTATTTTTATCTGCAAGCAATTCTATGTTATCAGCAAATGCATAATAACACCTTTCTATTAATGTTTCATACGATTGATAATTATGATTAATTACATCATCAAATATATCAAATCCCAGTTTTTTCCACTCGCTGGCCTGATTATACCCACCAATCCAAATTGGAAAAGTCAAACCCAATACCGAATACATTGTTTTTTCACTGAACATTGCAGCTTTTTGATACTGAACTGACTCTGTAATTAACGAAATAGCAGAATTTAAAAAAAGCTGTTGCATTACATTGGTCCATATCCATGCATATTCTCCTTTAGACGGTATTGAAAATGACGAAGGAGTATCATCACCAAACGCAATAAATCTTTTTTCTAACTGTATCGGTGATAAAATAAATGATTTTGCTTGCTCGTCTAAAGGAGAGTAACTACCTAACATTTGTAATTCTTGGAGAATCTCGCTCATATCAAATCTTTGGTCAACTGCTGACCATGTGTAGTCAAAATTGTCTAACTTAAAATATTCAACAAATTTTATACACAAATATCGATTAATTTGTTTTTTATTGATCATAAAATTGAAACAATTTACGGTAGACATAGTATTGTCAAAATGCACTTTGTTAGTAATTAATTTAATATCTCGAGCAGCACAAAGTGGCAATCCATAAAATTTTATCGTATCAACAAATGGTGCAGAAGTATAGTGATCACTAACAATGCAATTAGGTGTTCCTTTTTTTAATAATAAATCAACTGTTGGTCGATCAAACTGATCAGTAATATGTAACACGTCATTGCTAGTCAATTTATCAATACCAGACAACATGCGTCCGTGTTTTAAAGTCGATATTACACGCATTATCAAATGTTTTTATGACTGTTTAATTTTGCCCAGTAATTGTTTTAACTTGGCACCTTGTACATCGGCTGTAATTTTACCCACTTCTTCGGTCTCTATATTTTCAGCACTGCTCACAGAACTTTGTGCCTTGATACTTTCTAGGATATTGGGTTTTCTAAATCCATTTACTGGACCCGCTTCTTCGCCTGGATCTGTGATACGCATGGTTTCAATGTTGTAGTCTAAGTCAATTTTTTGTCCTACCCCTGTCGAACTACGCGACTTCATACACTGGATTTGATACTTGCCACGCTCACGCATGGCTCTACTTGTAAAGATACCAAACACGTTATCCGCTGTGTTGATCTTACTGATACCACCTGAAATATGACTATGGTCAAATTCAATTTCTTCTACCGCACTACGATTTAATTGCGACGCTGTAACAAACAATACATTGAGTTCCTTGGCCAAGTTGCGTAACTCTTCACTCACATACTTGTCCTTGACAAACAGGTCGTTGGGACTAACTTTTGCACTAACTGGCATCAATAAGTCCAAGTAGTCACACATGATAAAATCTACCCTGATACCTGTTTGCACTTGCACTTCTTTGATATAACTACGAATATCGTTAATGTTGCTCTGTGCTGGAAGTGCTTTAATACGATACTGTCCGGCTTTTTTAGATACCAACTTAACTTTAAGAGTTGTTTGATCAATGTCTTTGCGAATTTCTTTTGTACTCATTCCTGCTAACATTGCATCTGTTCTTAACGCACACAGTTCTTCACTAAGTTCTAAACTGATATACACACCACTAAGTCCGGCTTGCAACCAACTTAAGGCAATATTCATCATAACAAGTGACTTGCCAGATCCAGATCCGCCTGCAAAAATGTTCAGTTCGCCACGACTAAATCCGCCATACAGGATCTTGTCCATTTGTGGCCATCCTGTACTTACTTGACCGCCACTGTTAAAATATTTGTTAATGCGACTTTGCGGATCGGACCAATAGTCTGTACCCATGTCTTTGGTCAAACTGATTTGAACTGCATCTTTAATTAGTTTTTCTACAGGATCATACTCGCCCTTTTCCAGCAAGTCTGCCGATTTTAAAATTGCACGTTCTAGTTCTTGTCTGCGAGTAAATTGCTCAAACTCGGTCATGAACCATTCAAAGTGTCCTTCATTTAAATCAGGAATGTGTTTTAATTCTACGCCGGTGGCTGCTTTGATCTGTTCTGCACCGGGTAGTGTTTTATAATCGTTGCTGTGCTTGGCAATAAACTC